ATTTTGTTCAACTGCCGTCGGATTATTGGGAAGATGAAAGTGCCAATCTCCGACCAGCGCAATATTACGGGTAGTTTATATGTCAATGTACTCCGGAATCGGTAGCTTCGTTAAAAAATACAATGAGGGCGGAGGAGCAAGCTCTGGTGTGCCCGGAGTGGGTGGCGGTGCTGGTTCAGCCCTTTCTTATGAAGAATGGTTGCAAACTCCGGCAGGTCAAGCCGCTTCTGATGGTCCTCGCGGAGGACAAATTAGTGGGTTGGGTAACCCCCAAGTTATGTATCAAGCATATCTGGCAGGACAAGGTGCTTCCGGCGGTGGAGCAACCAACACTAAATCTTTACCGAGTTATATGAGCATCAATGATGCGGGTCAAATAGCTTTTGTAGAAGGAACAACTAATCGTCAGTTTGTAAAAGGCTTGGAAATTTTGGGCCTCCTTGACGCTGAACACAGTGACAATAAAACCGATTACGATTGGCTTCTTGAATGGTTTGATGAGGGAAGTCAGGGTGCCGATGGGACTTGGCTCAACACTTTTTACAGCAACCCTGATCGGGCGCTAGATCCGTCTGATATTTCTTCTGGTTTAGCCTCTCAAAATGTGGCAACCCTTACGCGCCTCTACGAGCTTGTTAACAAAGCCAGTGAGGCGGGAGGCATTACTCCCAGCCAGAACGTACTAAACACTTACACAGACCCAATTACGCCCGGAGACAATTACGGATCTGAAAACGAAATTCGTCGCCCTGTGTTTATTGGCCAACCCCCTACGGGAGGAACTGCCGAAGCACCCTCGTACAGCCTATCTGACGTTATGGTCACGGCTTTTGAGCAACCTAATCTTTATGATGTGTTTAATCCGTATCCGGCAGGTGGCTTTGAACAAATTAACCCGTATTCAGGTCTTCCCACGACTTCATATCCGTACTCCCCGCCTACGGGTTCTACTCCGCCTTTAGTTGTTGACACGACAGGTGCGGATGCGGTTGCCCCGGTAGTAGACACGACAACGAATACACCGGTAGTAGACACGACAACGAATACACCGGTAGTAGACACGACCACAAATACACCGGTAGTAGACACGACAACGAACACGACAACGAACACGACAACGAACACACCGGTGGAAACTACCTCCAGCTATACTCCACCGACCCCCACCGACGAAGAGATAGCTCTTTACAAGTATCGGACTATGACACCGCAGGCCTTTGCCGCGTCCGGATATAGTCTACCAACCGTGGGTGGTATAAGCGTCGCTGACCTTGGCGGCCCCAGCTTTCCAGAGGGGCAGGCGTACCAAGGCTATAGCAGTACAGCCAGAGGCGGCCCCGTATTTGACGCGGCCTCGGCGGCCCAGCCTGACTTTCAAGCGGGTCAGCAAGGCGACACCGTGGGAGGAATTGGTAATACCAGCGGCATGGGGCAAGACATCAATTGGAGCGCCCCAACAACGCAAGCTTTGTCGGTGGGAGACGTATTCTCCACCCCGGCGGGTGATTATAGGGCCGTAGACAATGGTTACGGGCAGATTGGGTTAGTGGCGGAAGGCGACGTTGCCGTTAGCAATTCTGGAGACATTATCTACAACACTGCCTCTGGTGACCATCACTTTGGCGTTGACCCCAACACGGGCGAGGCTTGGTATCAAGGAGCGCAAGGCACTGTCCCCGGTCTGTATGAAACAAGCTCGGACACCGAGACTACGGCGGGTTTTGCCGAGGGCGGCATCGTTGATGTTTACAGCGGCGACATGTCCAAGTTGCAAACTACGGGCGACGGTATTGAGTCATTCTTGAACCCCGAGCGGTCGAAGGCGACTCTTCGTCGTAACCTTGCGAAACTCGCACCACGGCCCACGGCCCCTGTGATGCAACAGGGCATAATGCCCATGGCCGTATAATGGACAAGCTTTCAGATTATTTTGCCCTCTTGCGTTTGATAGAAACTGCCCGAAGCGGAAACCATCCAAAAGCGGGAAAGTTTTATCAAACATTAGACACCGGTATTTTTAATCAGCCCTTAAACACGGGTATGTTGCGTGGTTCGGGCGGCGCGAGCGGTGGTCCTTCAAAAGGCGTTCCTTATAAAAGTGGTCCTTCAGAAGGCATTTCTTCAAATAAACGCAATCCCAAAAAACCCGGCTTAAAATACAGGGCAGACGGCGGCCCAATAAGGGCTACTGAAACCACTTCTAGCGGCATAGGCGCGTTGTTTAAGCAAGTTTTAGAGAATGGGTTAGAAGCAGGCACCGCGAATTATTTAGGAATACCAAAGCAAGATACTGATTGGGCGTCTTCTATTGGAGAAAGATACGGTTTGTCTGTCCCGCAAAGAGACGCCGCGCGTCATGTGGCGCTAGGTTGGCTTGCTTCAAAAACGGATAACCCCGATCTAGCTAAGTTTTTTGCTGACGCGAGAGAGTATCGTCCCTTAGCGGGCGGTCCTATTGTTTCTCGCCGCATGGACTTAGAAAACAATGATATTGGTTTTAGTCTTCCGGCTCAAAACAAAACAGAAGCGGAAGGAATGATTCTAGAGTTAGTGGAAAAAGGTCAGGTTAACACGGACGATCCAAGCGGCTATGCTCTTGGGGGTGAAGCGCGATATGATGTCCAACGCGGCGTAGGCGCATACGCCCCGTATACTAGGAGAGCCTAATGGCTAACGGCGACGATAAATCACAATTTTCTTCTTTGATGGACAGCACGGCCATGGGGCCTGAGATTACCGAAGAAGAGATGGAGCTAGACATTGAGATAGCCGCACCGGGCACTTTTGTCGGTTCTGTTAATGAAGTTTTGCCGGAAGGCATTGAGATTGAGGAAGATGACGATGGCGGAGTTATTGTTGATTTTGATCCGATGGCCATGCTTGGTGATTCTGACGGCGATTTCTATGGCAACTTGGCAGAGGAGTTGGACGATAGAGAGCTTGGTCAATTATCTTCAGAGTTATTAGGCGATTTTGATTCTAACAAAGCGTCTCGTTCTGATTGGGAAGACGCCTATTCCAAGGGTTTAAACCTTCTTGGATACACTTACGAAGAACGAACAATGCCGTTTCGGGGCGCGACAGGTGTGACACACCCCTTGTTAGCGGAAGCGGCGACACAATTTCAAGCGCAGGCTTTTAATGAGCTTTTGCCGCCCTCTGGTCCGGTCCGGACGCATGTGGTTGGTGAAAAGACCAAGAAGAACGAAGGGCAAGCGCACCGTGTAAAAGATTTTATGAATTACTACATCACCAGTGTGATGGAAGAGTACACGCCTGATTTCGATCAGATGTTGTTCTATTTGCCTTTGGCGGGGTCAACGTTCAAAAAAGTTTATTACGACGAAGCGGTTGATCGGGCGGTAAGCAAGTTTGTTCCGGCAGAAGATATTGTGGTGCCGTATGGCGCTAGCGATCTAGAGTCCTGCGAAAACATTACGCAAGTAGTAAAGATGTCTTTGAATGATCTGCGTATTCGTCAGGTCATGGGGTTCTATAGAGACATCCCCGTTATTCCATCTGATTCTAGCGACAACGAAGTTACCAACGAGATGGATAAGTTAGACGGGACAACCCCCGGAAACCTTGACTACACCTGCACTTTGTTGGAATGCCACGTTAATTTAGACCTACTTGGCTATGAAGATCTGGGAGAAGACGGTGAACCCACAGGGATTAAGATTCCTTACATTGTTACGATTAGTGAGGATAATGGACAAATACTTTCCATTAGACGAAATTATAAAGAAGACGACGAAAAAAGACGAAAAATCCAATATTTCGTCCATTACAAGTTTCTTCCGGGATTCGGATTTTATGGCCTCGGGCTTATCCACACTATTGGCGGCCTGTCCCGAACAGCTACGGCGGCTCTTCGCCAGCTTATTGATGCTGGTACTTTGTCTAATCTCCCTGCTGGCTTCAAAGCTCGCGGACTTAGGGTACGTGATGACGAAGAACCCCTTCAGCCCGGAGAGTTCCGCGACGTAGATGCGCCCGGTGGAGCTATCCGTGACTCGTTGATGCCGTTGCCTTTCAAAGGCCCTGATGGAACGTTGTTTCAGCTTTTGGGCTTTGTGGTCGATGCGGGCCGCCGTTTTGCCACCATCACTGATATGAAGGTGGGTGACGGTAACCAGCAGGCCGCAGTGGGTACGACGGTAGCGTTATTGGAGCAAGGCTCGCGGGTCATGAGTGCTGTGCATAAGCGCCTGCACTACAGCATGAAACAAGAGTTTAAACTTCTGGCGCGGGTCATGTCGGAATATTTGCCGCAAGAGTATCCTTATGCGGTAGAGGGTGGCGACCGCACCGTGATGCGTGAGGACTTTGACGACCGCGTGGATGTTGTTCCGGTGTCCAATCCCAACTCTTTCTCGCAGGCCCAGCGTATTTCTCTGGCGCAGTCTCAGTTACAGATGGCTACGCAAGCGCCACAGATACACGATATGCACGAAGCGTACCGACGTATGTACGAGGCGCTTGGTGTTAGTGACATAGATAAAATCTTGATTGCACCTTCTTCGGAAGATCCAATACCGAAAGATCCGGCGCAAGAGAACATTGACACGATTGATAGTGTTCAGTTGAAGGCGTTTGAGGGGCAGGATCATGACGCGCATATCTTGGCGCATTTGACCTTTGGCACGTCGCCCATGTTGCAAGCCTTGCCGCAGTCGGCTATTTCGCTTCAGAAGCACATTATCGAGCATGTGAAGATCAAGTGTCAGGAGATGGCGACGGCACAATTATTGCAACAGACGGGCGGCCAAGCATTGACGCCGGATCTAGAGCTTCAGTTGGAGTCCATGGTGGCTCAGATGAACGCGCAGGAGTTTGGTAATCTGAAACAGCTTACGGCGCAGATAACGGGCCAAGGCCAAGGGCCTGATCCTCTGGTACAATTGAAGCAACAAGAGCTTCAGTTGGATGCTCAAAAGCAACAAGCGGATATGCAAATGGATCAAGCTGATTTGCAGATGGATCAACAACGTATGGCTAACAAGCAGACGGAGTTCCAGCAACGCTTGGCTAGCCAAGAACGTCAAACACAAGCTAGAATTGATGCGGCTCGCGAAAGAGAGCTACTAAAGATGAGGAATAATTAAATGAGAGTCAAAGTAAACGGCGCTCCGCCGGTCAAAGCCCCTACTCCTGTTGCTAAGGCTGAAATTAAAGGCCAAGGCTCTATCCCTTATGCTGTTGCTAAGGAAGAAAAAACGCCGGATACGGTCATGGGTAAAATCACAACGGGCAAGAAACGTGGCATGGGTGCCGCGCTTCGCGGCTCACGGTTCACTAGCTGTTGAGGTGATTTATGAGTAAACAAGCGCCAATAACACCGACGACTCAAGATGTTGACGCTTTGTACCAAGAGCTTCTTGGTCGATCTGGAGACGGTAGATATCTTAAAAACTGGGCGCAATCGGGGCTGTCAATAGAGGAGATTCGGTCGGGTATTGCAGGTTCTCCAGAAGGGCAAGCATACGCAAACCGTCCGCCGCCTCCCGCCGAACAACCGATTGCTTCTGTAAATCAAGCTATTCAACAAGCAACGACTACTGCCGGAGGATCTCAAAGTGTTTCTCGGGAGAGACTAGATCAACTTTATAACGAGCTTTTTGGGCGTACAACTGGCGCGCAAGACGAAGGGGCCGAGTATTGGATGGCCTCGGGGCTAACGGGAGAGGCGCTTCGGGACGCTTTGATTGCGGGAGCGCAAGGATCGGATGCCGTTAAGTTCCAAAGCGACCAACAAGCGTTGGCACAACTACCTTACGCACAACGGGCTTCTGATATAGATCAGATGTATAGGGAGCTTTTTGGGCGTCCAGCCGAACAAGCGGGGCTAGAGTATTGGTTAAGCACCGGATTGGCTGGAGAAGCCCTTCGGGACCAACTTGTAGCCGCCGTTTCATCGCAAGCTGAAGACTCAACCGACCGGCAAGGCTTTATAAACAGACAAACCGCCTTGGCCACAGGACAAACACCGGAAGGCTATAAAACGTATAGTCCCGCAGGACCACCCGGTTATTTCACGGATCTTCAAGACCAGTTTACCGCTATGCAGGAAGAAATAGCCGCGCTCAATGTTTTGTTAGCGGACCAACAATCCGGAGGAGGTTCGTCTTCGGCAGGGTCAGTAGGAGTTCCGAGTGGAGTGTCGGTAGGTCAACCGGGTGGAGGAACCACAACGACCGCTTCTGGTAGTTCTTATGCAATGCCCACTGTTGCTCCACCAATGGACAACCCTTATTTGGCACAACTGCCAACCAATCCTCCTGTGGGCTATATTCCGCCCACTCCTGAGATGTTGGACGCGTACCGTTATGAGCAGTTCTACAACCAAGGGATGGTTCCGCCGGTAGACCAAGGCATAGGGGGTCTTAGTTACTTCGGCATACCGCCTTCTCAAATCCAAGCGTCTTTGACCGGATTCTGATGTTAGACGCTTTAATTGGCCCTGTCACAGGACTGCTAGACAAGTTTATACCTGATGCGGATGAACGAGCGAGGCTAGCGCATGAAATTGCCACCATGTCTGAGCGGCATGCTCAACAGCTTGCAAAGGGCCAAATTGAAATTAACAAGGCCGAAGCCGCCCACAAAAACATGTTTGTGGCAGGTTGGCGTCCGTTTGTTGGCTGGACTTGCGGTATTGCTTTGGCTTGGCACTTTGTCGGCCAGCCTCTTGCTGTTTTTGTTATTGTTTATTCTGGTGTTGAATCCCCTCCACTACCTACATTTGAAATGGAAAGCCTTCTCACCGTCCTTTTAGGT